GATTCAATGCCATCAATTAATGTTTGACACATATTTGTATGTGATAATCCAGATTCATTTATAAAATGCTCTCTACCAATTAGGGCGTTTGCTTTTCTTTCTTCTTTTGGTATGTTATATACCTTTAGAATTGCTTCAGCAACATCTTCCAAATCAACTCTATCATCCCAAATATATGGTGTTGGTACTGACCCTGCTAACGCTTGTGCTCTACTCCAAACAGGAGTTGCCCAAGGACCAGGTTCTGCTTTACCTTCCCATTTTCTCCACTCATGTAAAGAACCAATCTTTACATAATCTTCTGCAGTTAGTAACTTACCATCAACTTTGAATCCACATTGGTCTTGCAATCCACCAGTTACGTTTACAATAATTGGAGTTCCAGCCATTACTGATTCTGCAGTTGCTAATCCAAACCCTTCGTTGTTAGCGATATTGATTGTACAGTCTGCTAAATTGTATAACAAATTAAGTTCTTCTTGTAATCTTCTTTTTTCAGAAAAAATAATGTTGCAATTTGGTGCAACAGCTTCAATTACCGCTGGTAAATCAGTTCCATTCTCATCAATTGGCTGAGTGTGCATTAACAACACACATTTATCTGCTTTCTCTTTACCAATCTTATCACAAAACTTTTGGAAAGCTACAATAACATCTGCCGGTTGTTTTCTACGAATATTCCGATTTGACCAATAAAGTACAAATTCATAATCTTTACCACCTAAAATCTCATTACGAAATTCAGTAGGTACATCTATTGGTTTATATAAATCTGTATTAATACCATGCGGAACGTAACTAACTTGCCAAGGTAACTTTGTTTTCCAAGTTGGTTTATCATCTCTTGCACCAATTCTTTTAATGATACCATAAGTTTGGCGAGAAATACAACCAATCCAATCACAACTTTCATAGTAGTTACGATTATACATTGGGTCTGGTAAATCATCCCAAATTGCGTAAAATAATAATGGAACATTTTGTCTGATTTCGTGCTCTATTTCATAAAGCCATGTCCAATAACGTGGGTCAGTAAAGTGTAAGATAGCATCAGGCTTTTCTGCATTTATTAATTGTCTAATCAAATCGGCATTACCATATCCATTCCAAGGAAGTATTTTTAGATAAGCATCTTCAATGCCGTATCTATTTTTAACATCTTCGCTTACATCAAGAACTTTACCTTGCTCTGGATGGTTAATAGCTGCTCCAACTTGAAACCAATCATATTTGTGGATTGTACCAATTACTAATTCTTTAGACATTGTGGCTATACCACTTGCCATTCGTAAATCATCTGAAAGTAACAATATTTTTTTCTTTGCCATAACTTTTATTAAAATTGTGAACCTGAAATTTGTAATTTAAGATACTCATTCATTTCTTTTCTAAATTCTTCATCCGAAACATATCTCTCAACTGTCCTATTAACTAATTTTTGTAAAGTTACATCGGAATCAAAAGATACCTTTTTGAATGATGAGTAAACATCTTTCAAGATTTTCACAGTAGTAAGTTTTGTGTTTTCTTGATTCATTGTAATATTATTTATATATTTGTATATATAAGTATATTAATCCAAGAAAAAACAATAATTTATAAGAACTTTTTTTATGATGCTTTTCCATCACAATGTTTACCCAAAAATTCACACCATTTACAATTCTTTTTGTTTTGACCAGGAACTTTTGGATAAGGAATATCTTTATAATTTCCTTCATCATCAAATACCGCATTTATAAACTCCATAAACTCTTCGTGAGCTTTTGTAACAGATGGAGCTCCATGTGAAGGTGCATGCTTAGATATGTATGGTACTGGAAATGCCAAATCTTCTGGCAGCTTCCTTCTCATAATCTGATATTCCACTTTTATTTTAGAAAGAGGAATATTAAACATATCTGAATAATATTTCTTATAAAGAAGTATTTGTGCATTCTTAAACTTATCAGCCTTCTGAAATTGATTCCAACCTTGAGTTGATGTTTTAAGGTCAATAATAATAATTGAATTCTCTGCTAAATCTCTTAACACAATATCAATAAATCCAACATAGTGAACACCTTCTTTGATTTTAGCATTAAGTGGAATCTCAATACCTACTAATTCGTAGCCACTCTTTGAATAAAATTTATTTAGATTCTTTTTTAACCATTCTAAGATTCTTCTACCATCACCATAAAATTCCTCTAATTCAATTTGTTCGCATGGAGTTCCTTCACTAAGAGCTTCTTTCTCTTTAGTAAAGTTTTCCTTCATTCTTTCTAATAGAAGCTTATCTAAGTTGATTTCATCAGCTTGCTTTTTAGAAACACCATACATTACTGAAAGGTAGTGTTGGATAGTTTCGTGCATAGCCGAACCAAAAATAGTGTGTATATTACCCGAAGATTCTCCGAGCTTATCTATGTAATTTAACTTATATTGTTGAGGGCAGCTACTCCACATTGAGTACTGCGAAAATGATACTTTTGCCATAATGTAAATATACGAAAAAATAGGGAATCTACCAAATTAAACTTTTAGTTTTAATTTAGTAATTTGCTTAGGGTCTGTACCATAAGCCTCAGCAATTTCTTTAATATGTAGTTTACCTGCGTTTGTTTCATGCAATATAAGGTAATATTCTTCAGCATGAACCATTGATACGTTATAATATCTTGCAATTAATTCAACAATCCATTCTTCTAACTTTTCAGATGAAGCTGGTTTCATATATTTTAAGAATGCTTTTGTTTTTGGTATTAAACCAATAAGACACAAATATAATGCCTTTGGTGATATTTCTTGCACATATGGTTGTATATCTGCAATCAATTCTATCCATTCAGGTTTCATAGAAAGAAAACGGAGTATCATATAGTTACTCCATGTCTTTTTATCACTTTCATCAAGTGTGTCCCAATACTTTGGGTCTTTATGTTGAGTTATTGCATTAAGATGGTCAAATAAACTTTTAGCCATTTGTATCTAATTCGATTTTAGGTTGTGATTCTAATTTATCTTTTTGTTCTAATGCTCTCAATTGAACAGGTTTGAAAAGTTCTTGCTCTGCTCCACAATCACCACATAGATACACTTCAAAAGGTATCATCATATCCTGGTCACCACCATATGCTAATTTAGATAACTTTCTCATTTTCATAGCTGGTAGGAATGTTTTTCCACCACATTCACAAAATACAGGAACTGATGATGATATATCTACTTTTGGTTGTGCTCCACCCATTTGTGGAATTGGTCCATCTCCGATAATGTTTGCCATATTATATTACGTTTAATATTTGAATTAATGTTGCTGCTGTTGGAATCTCTTTATCAATTGCCGAAAAGTGTTTGAATTGTCCATCAGCTAATAGTAAAATTACATTTGAGGTATTATCTCCAGCGTAATCATCTACCTTATCATAAAGAAGTGTAAACAAGTCAGTAAAATCAGTAACCTTACTATCAATTAGTGCTTGCCTAATCTTCATATATTTATTTCTCTTATCATCAGATGATTTAAGAATATCTAATATTTTTACTTTATAATCATTTTCCAAAAGATTCTGCACATCAACTTTTAGTTTACCTTTGTGAGAATTCATTTGACACGTATTGATAACCTTACGAATATCAGGGTAAGATGAATCAATAATTGGAACTAAATCTTTAGGGTCAAACTCAATATCTTCTGCTTTGAGAATTTTACTCATTTGAACCGCTACATCTTTTTTAGTTGGTGGAATAATTTGAAAAGTTTGACAACGAGATTGAATTGGTTCTATTACTTTCTCCACATAGTTACACGTTAAAATGAATCGGCAATGTGCACTAAATGTTTCCATAATGTTACGGAGCATTGGTTGTGCTAAGTAACTCATATAATCAACCTCATCAAGCACCACCACTTTCCATTTTTTGAAACCCATAGATGAAGCAAATCCTCTTACTTTATCTCTGATTGTATCAACATTTCTTTCATCGGATGCGTTAATAATCATATAGTCACAATCAATTGATTTAACTATAAGTTTCGCAAGAGTTGTCTTACCAGTACCAGCTTTTCCATAAAGGAGTAAGTGTGGTATATCATTTTTTTCTATGTAAGCCTCTACCTTTGTTTTAAGGTGTTCATTACCTACATAATCTTCTAATTTTATTGGGCGATACTTTTCTACCCACAACGAATGGTTTATATTTTCTTCTTGGTATTCAAACATATTTTATTATTTTCCTGTTGAACCGAATCCACCTTCACCTCTTTCGGTATTTGATAATTCATCTACTTCTACAAACTCAATTGGTGGGTAAGGTATAATCATAATTTGTGCAATTCTATCACCTACTTTGTAGTATTCGTTTGGTTGTACTTCCTTAACTTTCATTTCATCGTACATTCTTTCACTACCAAATACTTTATTAAATGTAGCTTGTAATTCACCTCTATATCCACTATCGCATACCCCAACGGAATTACTTAACATTAATCCAGTTTTTCTAACCGATGAACGAGGAAATATCAATCCTACAAATCCTTCTGGTATTTCCAATGCAATACCCATACCATATGTAATTTGTTCAGGCGTATCCGCTATAATTGATGTTGCTACCAAATCCATTCCACCATCGCCAGGTTTAGCGTATGTTGGAATTACTGCATTATGATTGAGTTTCTTTATCTTCACTTCCATTTTCTAAATCTTTATTTTGTTTAGCTTGAAATTCTCTTAATTGAATTCCTTCTTCTGACAATTCTCTTGCAAATAATTTGAATAACTTACCTGTTTTTTTATCTTTGAATGAAATATATGCACCTTCTGTATTATCAATAGTAAATGTAATGGTTGGTGATTCATCATCCATATCTTCATTTGTCCATGCAAATACTTGTGGTTCATCTTCATCAAATTGAAAAACCCATTCACAATCTTTTAATCTTTTTTGTTCTAATTTAATAGTGCCTAAATCTTGTTTGGCATCTACTTTTACATTTTCTTCCATAGTTTTTTATTTTATTTTATCTTCCTACTTCACCCAAATACCTTTCCTTCATTTCTTCCCAACTCATACCAATAGCATCTATGTAAAATAAGTGTTCGGGTTTTAATCTACCTTCTTCGTGTAGTTTTGTATATCTACTTATAGCGTGTTTCTTCCACCATTTATTAATGTAATCAACGCCTTGCTTAAATTTATCTTTAAGGATTAATTGGTCTTCAGTAATTTTATTACAAAGAAAATCGTTACCATTCTCATACATCATTGCCATATAAACACCTCTCTTAAATCCGTGATGGTATTCAGTTGCCTTAATACCACACTCTTTGAAGATTTGTCCTAATATTTTTTGTTTGATACCACTAACAGGTCCGTTAGCTTCATATCCCATATTAGCACCATTACGAGCTCTCTCATCTGATATATTTTCTTTATACCAATCGGCACGATTTTCTTTTAACCATTGATGCCAAGGGTCATAATACTTATCATCCGGCTTAATACTAATTTTACCAGCTGATTCACCTAGCGTTTTGAATAGTGGAATACCATTGTATTGAGAATGAATTCCATATAGTGAAGTTGTACCTACTGCTATAAGTACATTCTCATATTTCTTCTTCCAATACTCTCTTACTTCCGGCACCGTAGTCATCATAGCGATTAACTTACCACCTAAGAAGTTATAACCCAATGGTTGAGTACATACAATTGTAGAAGCAATAGTTGTATTATTTAACTTACCTTTTACAAATTTATCATCTTTAGTCCAACCAATGAAGTTATCTCTCACACCCAATGCGGTTACATCGGATGCTAAAGAGATTTGACCTAATAACTTTCCGCTTGTTCTATCTTTTACATTAATCTTTACATTTCTGCCAGGGTTTGCTGTAAAATCCATTGTGTGAATCATACGTCTTACCGCTGCCCACTTAGTAGATTCTTTGGCATCCTCTACGATTTCAACATAAGGGTCTAACGCTTCAATTTCTTTTATCGTTAGCTCCTTATTGTTGATATCAGTTGGTTTCCATTGAGAGTCATAATAAGATGCTATTTGGGCTTTAGCCTGAATCATTGTAGGGTCTTGCAACTCTACCCACTTTTTATACAAAGTTTGCTCCTGCACAGACATCGTCATTAGATAGTCCATGTTTTCTTTTAACTTTGCTTTTTCGGTATCAAAGTCAAAGACAGGTTTTTGTGGTTCAGTATCCCAAAAGCTCATAATTACTTAATTTCTACGAGGTAATAGTTTGAAGTGTAATCGCCATCGGTAAAGGAAGCATGTGCTAATCCTTTAGATGAGATTTTTAATGAAGATGATTTAGAACCTTTGTTAGCAGTTAAGATTGCTTTCAAATATTTTGCTGAGAAAGCGATTGGTTCAACATCTTCTTTTGCTGTTGTTTCTACAGCGATTGAAATTCGGTTTGAGTTGATTGAAGAATAACCCAAAATGATTTCAGCTTTTTTATCTTTCACAGTGAATGTAAATGTATCCGCATCAGCCAATGCACCTTTTGATTTGATGAACTTATTTACAAAGTCATCATTCAAAGTTACTTCCGCATCAAATGGTGGAAGTGCTTTCAAATCAGGTACTGCTGGAATTACTGAAGGTGCTGCCAACATATATTGTACCTTAGTACCTTTATCTGAAAACTTAATTGCACCAGTTGCTTCTTCGATTGTAATTGCTTCATCCAATACACTCAACAAACCTTTAAGTTGTGATGTTGTATAGATACCAAATTCACCTTTTGGAAAATCCTTTTCAGCTACAGTTACATCACCTAAAAGGGTTTTGTCATCTGAAATCATTCTTACTGAAAGATTCTTTCCATCGGTTTTAATCATAACGGATTCAATCTCACCACCAAGGTTATAACGATTGATAAAACCATCAAATTTACTTTTGTTCATAATATACTTTTTATAGTTTAATGTTTAGAAATACAAATATACGAATTTATTTTGAATCTACCAAATTAAAATGCAAAGAATTTTTCCGCAGTTTTAGCAGCAGATAGTACTTCACCCCATCCCAATGCTCCGTAAAAATCCTCTAACTTCTTTAACAATTCTCTCTCAAAAATCTTATCACAATCCACATACTTTGTCACCAATTCCATAATTTCAGGTGCATCATTATACCCCTTAAATGCCAACCCATCTAATCCGTAAGGATTTTGTTTTAGATATACCCACTTTTTGGAACATTGCCGTTTGGTCTTTTTTCTTCGGAAGGTATTTAGATAATTCTTTTACTGCGGAGTTCTTAGCTATTGAAGTTACATCCATTGCTGCTAATGCCTTTTTGAAAGCTTGAACCTTATCAGTCAATACTTCTTCCGTATCACCTTTTAGAATCTGAATAAGTACTTCACTCATAAACTTGCGGAACTCAGCCGGATATGATGAACGTACCACATCCAATCCTTTCACATCCAATCTATCAGTTGGAATACCATTCTCTGCAATAATCCATTGAGCGTATCTTTTCTTAGCAATCCAAATACCACTTCGGCTTACAAACTCTTTCTTAATTTGGAAACGATGTTTTGCTTTATCTACATTGAATACCCTTTCAGCCAACACATCATAAAAACTATTTAAGAAATCTTGCGTTTCACCAGCAATACCATCTACTAATAAAGCAATCTCTTTATCTTCTTTTGTTTTCCAATCAGGGTATCTATGGTCTAAAATAGGTACTGCTGAAAAGAATACCGAATCAGTATCAATGTAAATGTTATAATCCCCATCTTTAGTACCCAATTCTTTGTTGTACTTAATGTTAGCCATATCCGCAGTTGATTTAATTACGGTCTGACCTGTTAGTGTTACAGCCTCAGCGTTATCCACATCATAGAAACGAAATGCCGGCAAACCTAACACACCATATAAGGAGTTCAAAAGAATCTTTTGTACAAGCTGTCTTTTCTTATAGAAAGCGTACTTCTCTTTGTCACCAGCTTCACCAAACTTCTTCTCTAACTTACGAAACTCAACACGCTGATTGAACCACAAATCCAAAATATCAGGAATACAACCAGGTTTATCAGTTTTATACAATACACCATTTGATGCTACCGAACATTTAGCTTCTTCAAATAGTTTTTTTAAGTTTTCTTTTGTGATTTGTCTATCACCAATTGTGTACATATCAACTTCACCCTTCATAAACTTTTGTGCATCCCAATCATTAATTTTACCAATCTTAGTTTCAGGACTGATATTTACAGTCATAATGATTGATGGGTAAAGTGATGTTAAGTCCAAGTCATAAATCCAATCATATTTACCAACAATAGGTGCCTTTACATAAGCTCCAATGAATTTTTCTTCATTGTTCTCTCTAATGGCTTCCATACGTTCTTGTCTATCCGCAGGTTTGTTTGGTGCTACAATGTTC